CACAATAAAGGAGAAAAACAATGAGTGATGTACAAATCGTAAGACTATCAACCGGTGAAGAGGTTGTAGCAAAAGTAACTTTTGATAAAGGTTTCTATACCTTAACAGACGGAATATTATTAATACCAGCAGGAGAAGGCAAAATTGGAATGATTCCATTCGTACCTTACGCTAAAAGAGATCCTATTGCTATTGGTGAAGCGCATGTTATGTTTACTGTTGAACCTGGTGCAGAGTTAAAGAGACAAGTTCTCGAAGCAACATCTAGTATCATCTTGCCTGATACAGGCGGACTAAAACTAGTATGATAGAAATATACGGAAAGGCTAACTGTTCTTATTGCAGTATGGCTAAACAGATTTGCCAATCAAAGAAATTAGACTTTGTGTATAAATCAATGGGTGAGGACTTTTCGCAAGAAGAGTTCTTTACTAAGTTTCCAACTGCAAGAACCTTTCCACAGATTATAATGGACGGCGAAGCAATTGGTGGATTTAATGAATTACAGGATAAATTATGAGTAAAGATTGGGTAAAAGACATTGTCGACATGCAGACAAAATACAAAACACATAGCTGGGTAGCAAACTCAGATATAGAAAAGTTGAAAGCGTTCTTGGAATTCAGAGTTAACTTCCTACAAGAAGAACTTGATGAAACAAGAACTGCTCAAACAGATATCGACTCCGAAGAAATCGTTGATGGTTTAGTTGACCTTTGTGTAGTGGCAATCGGTACTCTTGATGCCTTCGGAGTCGATCCTTATAAAGCTTGGGACGCAGTTCTCGAAGCTAACATGGCCAAAGAACCTGGTATTAAAGTAGGTAGGCCAAACCCACTAGGATTACCTGATCTAATGAAACCTGAAGGATGGACAGCTCCATCACATGAAGGGAATCACGGTATCCTACCAACGTTAAAAGGAGAATAAATGAGAGAGCTTGGATATGTATTAGTTGGCTGCTCTGTATTTGTAATCTTTTTTGTTGCATTCATATATCCGAACATTGAGCATAAAGGTCATCCACCTATTAACAACTGCACAGGCGAATGCTATAAGCAGTATGTTATAGACAATGGTACAGTAGCAGAACAAATACAAGAAAAGAAAGCTATAGCAATAGCCAAAGCAGAGTCAGGCATAGTTGATGTGTTTGAACAAGCTAGAGGAGTATGGAGAGGTTGTGCAGGCTGTCACGGAGCAAAAGGTCAAGGCCAAGGTATGTTTCCTAAGTTAGCAGGACAAACTTCAGACTATATAGCAGGAAGATTAAATGCTTACAGAAATAAAGAAAGAGTAGGCAGTAATAGTGCAATGATGTGGGGACAAGCCATGCCATTAACAGATAGACAAATAGAGCAGTTAAGCATGTTCGTACAAGAAGGATTTCCAGAAGAATGAAAGAGTTAAGAGACAGGTTGGTATATGCAATGAGTGCGCAGTACGCTGCAGCTATTCAAAAGCATAGTGTTAATATTGAGATACTATTAGAGAAAGGTGTTGGCGTTGCTGAACATCCTGATCTTATGGCAACTATTGATTCAGAGATAACTTTATTAGCAGAGGCAGAAGATAAACTGTCTACTCTACAAGGTCACTTTGAAAGAGCACCGGAACCGAGAGTAGTATAACTTTCATGAATAACGTCTCCTATCTGTATATATATTTTATATGTAACAGAATTGTAACACAACTGTTGCATTGGAAACATCGCAATATAGGAGACAATAACATGGCCAAAGCATTTAAAGCATTCCATAAGTTGATGAAGTCAGGTAGACTTCACAAAGTCATAAAGATATTAAGTTAATCTCATAAAGTAGTTGACATTCATAAAGAACTGTTGTATAATGGTACTATAAATTGATAAACTGAATGGGAAACACATATATGATTGATTTTAAGTATGCAAACTATTATGGATATTCTGACGTTAGTCCTTACGAAATTACTAAGGTCGTTTCTGATCTAACGTTAGAAGTTCGTCCAATGAGAGCAACGTTAGATCCTAGTTTTGGATGTGAAACAGTTGTTGGTGGATTCTTCGGACATACTACTAATAACAACAAACAATCTTATTCTTATGAATCTGTTGCCGATGCTGTGGTTACACGTATTCGATATAGTAAAGCAAAGAAAGGTTGGTTCAGTTCTTGCGGTCGACGCCATCTGTTAGAAAATAAACCTGTTCGTTTTTATGACTACAACTTTTAAGGAGTAGATTATGGATAAGTTAACAGAATTACTTGAACGTGCTTTATATAAACATAAACAAGGTAAGCTGTGTGGTACAGGAGATCTGTACAAATCACTTATCGGTTCATTAGGTGAATCCAAGGTTGTTGAACTGACGGAAGGCGAATCAGTCAATGGTAAATTTGATGTACTCGGTAAAGTCCGATTCCCAGGACGTATCGAAGTTAAGACAGCAAACAAATCTACAGAAGGTATGTTAGGAGCTTGGAGTTTACTGTGTAAACACAATGCTTGTGATTGGATCGCCTTAGTTGATGCTTCCACTATTGAAGATTCTGATTACAGAATATCTATGATTCCCCACGATGCTTTCTTTGAGCATTTTCTTACTCCAAACAAAAATGGTAATACACCAGACTACATTCGTTGGTCTGAAACCTATAACGAATCTGATAACCTATCAGTAGCAGCAACAAATCTTTTCTTAAAATACGAAGTTTCCATTGACATTATCAAGAATCTTTGATATAATATACTATATTAAATTATGGAGAAACAATTATGGCAGTACCATTTAAATACATTGATGACGGAAGATATTATGGAATGGCTAAGGATTCTACTGTAACGTGGAAACCTAAGATCTATCCGGCTGATAAGTTTGACTACGAAAAGGTTAAAGCTAGAGTAGAGAAGTACCAAGAAGAAGGCAATAAGAAAGGTCTTAAAACAATGGCACGAAACTTCGAAAGAGTATGCAGAGATAATCCAGGTGTATTCGATCATTTCTTAGAGTTATTAAAATAACCATTGACAAACCAGTCAAATTGTGTTATAATATATTTTTTATTATGGAGTCTATATGACAAAACCAACCAACCCAGTTTCGGTCGATATACTACAAGAGTGTGTTGACCTTCAATTGAAAAAGTCGAGAGATTATCAAAATCCAAACTCGACTGTTCAACAAGCTGACTACTATCCTAACGGAATTATAACCATTCATGATATTATGCATGCAAAAATGCTACGTATGAAATCAGTAATGGAAGCAATGCAGTCAGATGATTACGATCCTAACTTTGAGTCCCTTGAAGATTCAGCAAAAGATTTGATTAACTATTCAAGTTTCTTTGTTGCATATTGTCGTCAAGGTATTAAAGGTCAGAATCAAACTAAAAATGTATTTAACAGGAGTACTATATAATGAGCAATATAATTTTACCATCTTCACCCGAAGACTTGAAACGAATCCGTGGTTGCATGGAAGAAATGAGTAATTCTTTTACAAGAATGGAAGCAGAACGTGATTTTCAGAAAGAAGCAATTAATGCTTTGGCTGAAGAATGCGAAATCCCAAAATCAATTCTTCGTAAAACCGCAAGAGCTTTCCATAACCAAAACGTTACAGATCTAATTGCTGAAGTCTCTGATATTGAAGCATTGATGGAATCTATCTAATGAAGTGTACAAATGATATCCGAGCCGACCTTATTGAGAAATATCTTGAACAAGATTTTGTCATTGATAGGACAGGTGCCAAGACTATTGAAGTTCTCGGCGAATCATTTGTTGCTACTGAAGATTGGTTAATCCGTACACCAGCATATAAGTACATTGAACGCGAACTGCAATGGTACGATTCTCAATCCTTATATGTTGATGATATTCCTGGAGAGACACCACAGATTTGGAAAGATATATCTTCTGACGAAGGTAAGATCAATTCTAATTATGGTTGGTGTATTTACTCTGAGGAGAATGGTAATCAATATAAGAATGTGTTACGTGAGTTGAGAAACAATCCTAATAGCAGACGTGCAGTTATGTTATATAACAGACCATCTATGCACTTAGATTATAGTCGTGACGGTATGAATGATTTCATATGTACCTATTCTAATACATTTATGATTAGAGATGGTTGTTTGATTTCCCATTACCTAATGCGTTCTAACGATGCAGTGTTTGGTTATAACAATGACGTTGCTTGGGCAAAGTTTGTTCAAGGCC